AAATATTTTAATATTATCTACTATTATTATTAAAAAAATAAATGTTAAATTATCATTCAATTATTTTAATATTAAGTATATTGATATTACTACTTAGTTTAAATTTTGCTTTACGTGATTCAGTTGGCGAATCTTATTTATTTTTAAATGAGAATTGTTATAATAAAGTATATGATGCATGTGATTATTTAAGAAATACAACAGAATGGAAAAAATGTATTCAAAAAAATAAAAAAAATTGTTAATTTAATTAATTAAAAATAATATAAAATGACACAGTATATTATTCAATCTATACAAACACCAGGAGATGGTAATTGTTTTTATTATGCTTTTCTTCAGTGTATATTGGAAAGACAAGTTACAAAAGAAGAAGTATTATCTTTTAAAATAAAATGTTTTTCATTTTTAACAGAAAAAACACTTCTTCCATATTGTAAAGAAGAAGTAAAATATATATTATCTAAAGCAGTTGAGTCAAATAAAGAATTATCTGATTTAATAGAAAATAAGTTTGATGAAAGTATAAATCAACCAGAAATAAATAATTTATTACAACAAGTTTTACAATCCTTTAAAAATCATATTTTATTAGATGGAGTTTGGCCACATGATTGGGCTCAACAATACTGTGCTAAGGTACATAAAGTAAATATTTTAGTATATATGGATAGTTGTGGAAAATTTACTCCTATATTTGAGATTGAAAAAGAGTGGCCATTTATATTAATATTTAATAAAGGAAATTCACATTGGGAATCAGGTGTAGTTATATGTAAAAAAGAGAATGAAAGTGATAAAATAATTTGGAAACATTCTTATGAAAATATAAAAAATCTATTATAAAGAAAACTTTCTTTTTGTTATTTTAATATTTTAAAAAAACTAATACATTTTTATACCACTCATTAAATAAAATGTGTATCAATAATAAGTATTATCCTACTATCTTAACTTCTGAGAATATAGAAATTCTTAAGAAAAACGCTAAAAAAATCCAAGAAAGACATAAAAAAGAAGCAATAATTGCAAATCAAAAACGTGAAACTTTTAAAAAGTTAAATAAAATAGATGATTGTTTAATATGTTGTAATCCAACAACTGAATCAGATCAATTAGAATGCGGACATTATTTCCATGCAGATTGTCTTAAAAAATCTCAAAAACATACAAATAAACTTTTTTGTAATTGTCCAATTTGTAAACACGAACTCAAGGATATAGATATTGATTTTGACTTAACTATTTTCGAAAATATGACATTATCTTTAACTAGCGTACAACTAGATGGTAATTTAAGAATTGGAATATATGACAAAAATTCTAAAGATTCTAATCCTTGGATATTACCTAGAAATGAAACTAAAATATTTAATCATATTCTTGATATATTCAAAAGACAACAATCTATTTAAGAATAGTCTAATCCTATATAGGCTGCAACAGGTTAAAATATTAAAAAACTTTTTTAAAGTTAGTGATATTTATTATACTAAAAAGTATAATAAAAAAGATTATAGAGGACTATGTTCTTTATTTAGGTTCCCCAAGTAGGAAAACAATCATTAAAATTACGAATAACTCCTCCAACTGAAGTACAAATTTTTATTCTTGTTGTAGAATGTTTTTTCATAATAGGATTATCATCTATTAAATCAACATAAATTGGTGCTGTATCATCTTTACGAAACACGCGACCTAAATATTGCATAAAATTCTCTTCTACATCAGCAGCACCAATTAACATATCTAAACCAGGATGATCAAATCCAACACCTCCTTTACTATAAGTAGCAATTAATACTCTACAGTTAAAATTTGCACTTTTATCTGATTCCATAAATGTATCTACATCATCACCAGCTTGAAATAACATTTCTTTTAAAACATTAGCATGATCTGTACGCTTGACTAATACCAATATTTTTCTACTTTTAAAATATTGAACTAATTTAACAATCATTTCATTTCGTATTTTACTATTTGCTTGACTACTTAATGCTGAATTCCACTCAATTGATCCATCATTATTTCTTTTTATTTCAGGGATAAATCCTGTTTTTAATTTATATACATTAAATATTCTCCACATATCTTTATATACACCTTCTGGTCCTACATAAAGTTGAATTAATTTATCCATTCCATCTGAACGATGTGGTGTTGCACTTAATCCAATCAACCATTGTGGATAAATATGAAATAAAGCTTTACTAAATTGTTCTGTACAAACAGTATGAACTTCATCAAGTAAAAGTGTACCATATTGATTAAATGTTGAACGATTAGAATCATTTTCATTACATTTTGGAACTGTAAGTACATTTCCTATTACAATATCTGCAGTTGGATTTTTTTTAGGATTTAATATTTCTACACTAACTTCAGGTAAATATTTTTTAACAGCATTTACCCATTGATCAATAATAATTTTACGATGACATAATACAATTGTTTTCATTTTAATTTTAGATGCAATATAAAGAGCAAAAATAGTTTTACCAAATCCTGTATGAAGACATAATAATATACTATTAGTACGATTTAATATATTAAATATTTCATCTCGAATTAACTTTTGTCTTGGCAAAAGTGATCCATTAAAATCCATTTCTATTTTTTGTTGATTAAATTGAATGCTAGGAATATCAGAGCAATTATGATAAAAATAACTAAAAGGTAAAGCAACTCTGATTTTAGATGAATCATTGGTTCCATCAGGATCAAATAAATCAAATGTTTCAATTTCTTTACGTTTTTGATAAAATGCATTACCACCACCTCCAGAAAAAGCTGAGAACTTTTGAACTTCTTGAACTTTACAGTCTCTCATAATTTTATTTGTTTTATTATGTTTTTTAATATCTTTTACAAGTACAAGTTTACTCATTTTTTTCTATTTCTAACAATTCAGATTTAGAATCAAATTCAATAGGAATATCAAGTGAATCTGATAAAGCAGAGTAAAATGTTATACCAGCAGTTAATAAATCATATATGGAAGGTGAAAAATTCAATTTAGAATTTGTTTCACTTTTATTATTAAAAGTTGAATTAATATACTGTGTGTAAAATTGTGAAATAAATAGTATTTGTTGATTTGACAAATTATTATCTTTGATATCAACAATTACTTTATTAAAAAAATCTATTAATGGATTCATATATTTTTTTTAATTTGTACTCTTTAATTTAATATTAAATTAAAAAATGTTTATTTTTTATATACAAAAGATGTCTTTATCTTTATTACAATCGCAAATTGAATCAATCATAGATTGATTTCTCATACAAGCTCTTATATCATCAGGATTAACTTTAGATGCACTATCAGCTTTATTTACAAAATAATCTGTACATGTTTTTGATCCATTTTTTTTACATTCTTTACATTTTTTACAACCAAAACCAAATGGTTCAATATAATAAGACCATTTACCTTCTTTATTCTTTTCTGATTTTTTCATAATTTTACTGATTAAAAGTATTAATCCATAAAGAGCAAATATACAACATAAGATTCCGATAAAAGTTTTTGCTGTAAATTTCATCATTTTTATTTTTAAATATATATTAATATAAAAATATTTTAAAATAGATTTTTTTAATCCATACCAGGTTTTACTCCACAATATTCATTAACTAAACCTTTTTCAGGATCATATATACCTTGTTTTTCTGCAATTTTTAAATAATGATCAAAATTTTCTCTAAATTCTTTACCAGTATGATGAGTGTCTACTTCTTTTGATTTTGCATGAGCAAGTTCATGAATAGCTACATAACGTAACATATTATCTGGATAATATTGTCCTTTTTCATCGCGTAAACATAAATACATATCACGTTTATCTTCTGTGAAAGATTGATTGCTTGCTTGTATATTTAATTTAGATGCAACTTCTGGATCAATTTTCATTAAAATCTGTTTAATTTCATATATCTTTGGATCTGCATATGTTTCTGTGCGACTCACAAAGATAGTGATACAAATTATTGCAAAAATTGCGAAAATAAGTATAGAACAGTTAGAATAAGACATTGATTTAAATTCCTTTATGCTATTAAAAAAGAACATATTAAATTTTATATTTTTTTTTCTAACTTAAATTATAAATAATATAAAATGGATAGATCTAAAATGTTAAAATTAATTGGTATTATATTAGGTGCAGCTCTTGCAATATGGCTTGTACTTTTTATCATTAAGAAAAATACAGCATGGGGTAAAGCTAATTTAACTTGGTTACCATTAGGTGGTGGTGAACAAGAATTCTTTAGATTCCATAATAAAATTTTAGGACAACAAGATCCAGTAGCAGGTTCTGAACAATATAGATATTTTGCTGAAATTCCTGATGCACCAGTATTACCAGAAATGCAATCTGTTCCAATGAGACCATCTTTAATTCCTCAACTTCCTCCACGTTTTGATGCTAATCAATTATCTTCTAATTTAACAGCTCAATCAGCAGCTCCATTACAAGTTATGGCTGCTCCTCCTTCAGCATCACCTTTAGATGCAATGACATTTGATGGTGTTGACTTCCAAAACTTAGGTGGTCAAGGTGCACCTTTACCTACTGGTGGTTTATCTACACAACAAGTTACTGATATGTTAAGAGACAAAGTTGGCTCAGGTAAACCTGAATTACAAAATACTAAAGATTTAATGCCTGTTCCTGATATGAGATATACTACTGGATTAGATCCAACTGATCCACAAAACTTCATGTATGACCGTACTATCTTCGGTAGATTAAAAAGAAGATACGGAACAGAATATGATTACCTGAGAGGAACACTTGATATAAAACCTGTGTATAGAGGGTATTTTGATATAGCACCTCCTCAAGAAACCGATATTGTTAAAGGTTACTTTGATCGTTATATTGATATTGAACAAGAAACTGCTATACAAGATGCTTCTTTTACTAGAGCTACACCAATTGAGGATCTTTATAAAGCATCTGTTAATCCAATGGGCAAAACAAATTTAACTATGTATGATCATATATAATTTTAAAAAATAAATTATAAATTGATATTTTTAACATTTTTACTTTTCTAAACAAAAGTAAAAATGTTTAAGTGTCCAGCTAATAACTGTAATAAAAGTTATCAACGAAAAAGAGACTTAGATAAACATTATCTAAAAAAGCATAATGATCCTACTCCATTTAAATGTAAAAAA